AGTCCTGTTACTTGAGGTGTAGCGTTATCTTGATCACCCCAACTACCCGTACTCCAACTTAAGGATGACCATGCATCATTAACAATATCTAGTTCTCCTCCCATTCCTATTCCGTGATAATAACAATAGTAAAAGAGATCTTGTGCGCTTGCAGGTGTAATTTCTACATATCGAGTTGTTGCTGAATTAAAAGTTCCACTAGCGTAATCAGAATAAGGAACTGATGATCCATCTAAATTATAAACAACTCCTGTTTCTATTCTTCCAGAGTTAGGATTTGATGAATCGTTTGTGAATAGTAAAGGGTGATTGTCGTTAGTAGCATCGTCTTGATTAAATCTTAATGTGGCACCTTGAGTCCACGCGATGTCCATGTCACGAACACCATTCAAATAATAAACGCTTCCGGTGCCTGAACCAGACGGATAACGATTTCCAGTTGCGACTGTGACTGTGTAAGTTTTATCCGCCATAGGAGGTTTCTCCTATTATCCGGATATTCTTAATATCGCTGCTGCTGTTGTGAATGCTGGGAACTGAATTGTAAACGTTCCTGATGTTGCAGTTTTATCACTACCAAAATCTAAAACTACCACAGCGTCTGTTGTGTTAGAACCAGATCCCATAGTTGTGTTGTAGATTAATGCACCCCTTGCTGTAATGGTTACACCTGTAAAAGATAAATTAGCAAAGTTAGTTATTGCTACTGCTGAAGCTACTGAAGTTCCAGTGTTAACTAATGCTTTACCGCCTGCTGAGTAAGTACCTGAAGCACCAACTTCTTGCGAAGTTGTGTAGGTTGCTGTGTTTGCATTTAAAGTTGCTGAAGATGTGTAAAGTGCTAGTTTAAAAGTGTCTCCACCTGATTGTGAAAAACTATGATCTCCATCTAAAAGTTCTTTTTTAAAACTGCTACATACTGCTTGTGTTATTGCCATAAAAACTCCTTATTGTTTTCCAATTCGAGGAACACCACTTTGATATTCATCTCGTCTTCGTCTTCCCATTTGCTCAATTGAGAATCCTTTAACTGCTTCAACGTATTTTTTATCATAATGTTGGAGCATGTCAAGTGGACCTTTCAAAAATCCATATGCCTCTACTAGGCAAGCATACAATAAGCCGTTGGGAAATTTTTTACTTAAGTATGTAGTAGCATTTGTACTAGATAATCCTTGTGGTTTCAAGATATAATTTAATTGAATTGAGTAAGTAGCATTAGGGACCGGGGCAAAAACCAAATGCTCTTCATCCCAGTAGCTATAGTATTTTGGAACTCCTGTAGCATCAGATTTGTTATATTCTGCCATAAAATTGGTATCTCTGTAGTCTAGGAAGTCTCTTTCAGTACCTGCTCCTACACCACTCGAATCTATAATTTGGGCAGATCTGACTATTAAAAGATCATCAGGAGTTTGAACATATCTTTGATCTACAGTCAAAGTAGCTGTAGCATAAAATCTATTGTTGTCAGAATCAACTTCTCTTAAAAGTCTAAATTCAGCATCTTCAATAAAACCATTTATAATAGTATCAGTAAAAACATTACTGTCTACTTCTGTATAGTCTCTAATTTTTGTTTTTAATTCATCGTATGTCATGCTCTTACATTAACAGGTCCTACCAAAACTTCAAGACCGCCTCCCGTTTCTGTTGATGTTGCGTTAGATTTTAAATTGAAAGTAAAACTATTGGTTCTAGGTAAAGTTGATGGCTGTCCTGTGTAAGGAATAGAAGTTTCAATCATAGTTATTTTATAACTTCCAAAAATTTTAGCCCCACTTGAATGAGTTCTAGCTGTTGTGTTTGGTGGAGTTTTTCCCCTAAACGGAGCAGCTGTTCCTCTAACACAGCCTGTTAAACTGTTTCCTGAAACTCCTGTGTACTGAACAGTTTCATCTTCAATTCTTCCAGCATCAATTGTACCGTCTTGAGCGTGAACTTTTTCAATCACCACAAATCCTGAAGTTGGAAAAATAGAAGCGTCATTTAAAATTATTGTATTAGCTGTTGTTGTAATATCTCCATTTAATGTTGTTCCTAATTGTAGAGTGTTTGTTGTAACTCCTCCGACAGGACTTTTAACAGCTTGAAATCTTACAGCATCGTCTGTTAACATCGTGCTATTGGTTTGAGCTACAGTAACTAAAGTTGAAGATCCAATAGTTGTAAAAGGATTATCGTTTAAAAAATCTACAGTTGGAGGTTCTACTCTTGCAGGTCTCGGATGAGGTAAACCTTGAGGGTCTGCTGTGTAAGGTTTAGGATCTAATTGTGGTTGTTTAGGTTCAAACTCAGAAGTATGAACTCTAGCACCATTCCATTCTCTTACCATTTCTCGATAAGGAAAAGCTAATCCTGATCTATCAGAAATAAATAATGCGTATTTTCCTTTTGATAAATTACTCATAATTAAGTTGTTGGGTAATAAGTTTTAGGAGAGATGTACGTACTTGTAGACGAACCATCTTCTTCCAAAGCTCTACTCAACTCATCCTCATATAATAGTTTTAAATTTTGTGTTTTTTCCGGTGCATATTTTAAACTTAAATAATAAGCTAAACCTGCACACATACATGGAACAAATCTATACGGTACATTTGTTGCATTAGTGTAAGCACCTGAATCTTGTATTCTTTGTTCATACCAAAAATTAATTACGTTTCCATTTTCAGTATTACTAGGTGTTAAATATAATCTAATTATAATTCTATCTATTAATCTTTGAATATAATATTGTGATGGTTGACCTGTTGCAGTTTTATTAGATAAAGCTTGATACTGAGATCTAGATATTTTTTCTAAAGGTGCATCAACGTTAGATGAATTTCTATAAGACATCTCTAAAATTTCAGCAGCACCATTTACAAAATTAGTTACTGCAGCTCCGTTACTGTGAGTAGCAGCTGTTGTTCCGTTTACTCCTCTTGTAACTCCTGTTAATTCTAAACTGTTAAATCCTGTGTAGCTAATATTTTCAGAACCAACATTAATTGTACCTGAAGTTGGCATTCCTGTTTTTGAAGCTAGTGTAATTCCTGTGGTTTGTGATGTAGTAGTAATGGCTGCGGATAACGTAGTAGTTACGCCGTTTGAATTACCGTCGCCCGTGGATCTAAACAAAACGTATTCGTTAGTTCCATTTACCAAAGTGATATTTGTGTTTGCTACTTCCCAATAGTGAAGGCCTCTATTTCCCCATTCAGAAAATAAAATATTTAAAGATCTTCGAGCAGTTTTTAGATTATAGCCGCTCATATCGAATTGTCCTATTCGATTATAAGACTCTTCGATTATCTCATCTATATAAAATGTTTTCTCAAAAACATTAGTGCCTGAAGTAGTATTGGCCATTGCCTAGCCCCCTACGTATTATTTCCGCCACTATGAAATATAGAGCAAACAGTTACGTGTTCCGTTACAAACGCCACTGTCAAATCTGAAGTAAATAGAATTGGCTGTGGAAAATTAATAACAATTGGTAACGTAGTCGTAGCTGTGCCTGTAGTTTTGTATTTAAATTTTACAGTTCCTGAAGCACCACCATCTTTTAAGTGAAAGTCTCCTGAAGCTCCTGTTGTATTTAATACAACACCATAAGCTCTCGCTCTTCCTGCAACAACAGTTTTATTTTCAGTAGTTACGTTTGTGTTCGCTATATCAACTTGGTACATATTTTCTCCTTATTGGTGCGGGTGGGTATTGAGATCAAAAAGTCTCAAAGTTTCCCACCCGCATAATTAAATTAGATAGCTAAATCTAAAGTTTGTGATCCAACAACTCCAACGAATGTTAAAGTCATTGTTACACCAGATGCTCCTGGGTCACTGTTAACAACCGCCGCAACTTCATCAGAAGTTGTTAAAGCGCCGTCAGTTCCAGAAATACCTCTAAGACCGTTACAACCGAAGATTCCTTTGAATCCAGTTGAGTTAACAGCCACTGTTATACCATCAACATAGTCATCAGTGTCAGCTTGAACTCCAATGTCTTGTAAGTTCACAGCATTTGTTGCTGCAACATCTACTGTAACCATTACCGCTATTGGTAAAAAGTTATCAGGCATTCCGATAGATGCTTCATTTCCGCTTGTAGCTCCTGAAGCAATCGTAACTGTAGCTTGATATGTTTGAACTGTAAAACTGTCTGTTGCTATCGAATTAAGTAATAACGCTCCGCCTCTTGAAGCAGCTGTCGTATTAGCTTTATTCGCAGAAAACAAATCAGCAAGTTTAGTTACCACACCCGTAGATGTGTTTTTTGTAATAGCCTCAAATCCGTTCTCCGAACGTACCGGACCATTAAACGTTGTGTTTGCCATAATTATATCCTCCTAGTTATCGAACATAGTCTCTAGGCCGTCGACTATACCGCGTCTATGTTCTAATTAATTGTA